ACTCCGCCGCCTATGTCGCCAGTTGTGTTAAGTACTTCACTTATTGTTACTGGGGATTTTGAGCCGCTTATGTATTCGGCCCTTTCTAGTCTGCTGTCCTGTGGAACTAGTCCAAACATGATGCGAATATATTCGCTCATTCTAGAGCCTCCTCTAGCTAATTTTTCTAGAAAACGCTGTATTGCGTTTGCTCTGCGGAGGTCATTAATTGTTGTTTGTCCTTGTAGTTCTGATGTCTGTGCATATAGTTCCTGTATTGTTCCCGGTGTATCTATTGGTGGAAGGTTTGGAATTGATAAGGGGTCAGAACCTAATGTTGTTCTTACTTGTGTTAATCCTGTTGGGTCTGATGGGTCATCTCGAAAGACTTGTACGTCTTCGAATATGAGGGGAAGAGTTACTGCATCTCCTTTTTGTACAAATGGGAGAGCAGATGTAAAGTAGTCATGTTCCCATGCTCTTTTACGTAGCATTAAGATTTGGTTTGAGACTGTAGCGTTTTGTACGCCGTCTAGTAGTGTGATTGTATCTGTTAAGTCGCCTATTAAATTTTGGTCTCTATAAAAATCGTTATAGATTTTTTGGTATGCTGCAAATGGCATTGCAGAAACATTTTCTGTATTTGCTCCTAATGGTGTAGGTATACCCATATAATCGGAGAGTTTAGTGTATTGTGCTGTAGCAATATTGACAGTAGGGAATGAAGGTAGTACACCTGCTGTTTTTGTATTTGTTATATAATCTTCCCAGTTTTCCCAGAGTAATCTGTATGGTACGAACCAGTTATGGAATGTTACATCGAAGCGATGCATTACTGGAGAGATTAGAGGCATGAATCTAACTAATGCCTCATTGGATATATTTATTTTGTCTCCTGGTACACAGTCTAGTGTCATGACTGGTATAAGTTCTCCCATGTTTCCGGAGAGTTTTACTTCGTGTGAGAGGTCAAATACCGATTTAGAAGGTTTTGTTACTTTGACCATCTCGAAGATGTTTTTGTTCATAGTTTTTAATTTTAGTGTTATGTTAATTTTTGCTGCGCAATACACAAAACAAAATATACAGGTGATGCACCTGTACATTTTTTTTGTGTTGTGTTTACATTCTGATACCGCCACGGGCTACGTATACAGATGTATTTTTTGTTCGGCGTTTACCGCCTCGTTTACCACGGGATTTGCCCCGTGAGTTTCTGAATTTTTTCATTGATTATTTTTTTTTAGTGATTAATTTTTTCTGTTTGGCTGAACGCCATTTCAAAGAACTAGTGTAAGGATAATAATTAATTTTGATTATCCCTATGTTTTTTTGCTGTTTTTTTTATATTCTCCCATAGGTCGGTTAGTTTTCTCCAAAAGAACCAATCATTTTTTGTATTGCCTTGTTTGTTGAGATTAATCTCAAATTCTCTTAGTTGTGTTTCCTGTCCTGCGGATTTTATTTGTTGTTTAAGGTATTCAATACGTTGTGTTTGTTCTTCTTGGGAAAGTGTTTGGAATTTTGATTTTTGGTCTGCATCCATACGTAGTATTTCTGCTTCAGTAGATGTTTTTTGGTAATCTGCTAATCTTTGAGGGTGTTTGAGTTCTTTGTCGATTTCTAAATCGATTTTTGCTCTGTTTGTTCCTGTGTTGGTGGAGTCTGTTTTTGCTAGAGTTTCGAGTTTTTGAGCTTCCATAAGCTCCTGTTGAGTTTTTGCGTTTGATAGTGTTTGTTGTAGTATGTTGTTCTGTACTTGTGCTGTTCTTGCATCTTGGTAATTGCCTATGGCATTACCAATTGCTTGTTCGTTTATTTGGGGAGCGGGTAAGTCCATGGCTTTGCCTTCTGTTGCTCGTATTGGTGCTGCTTCTGTGCCTTGACCATATATGAGATGTGGATTTAACCCTGCTTCTTTAAACCTTTGCATTTGTGCTGCTGGTGTATTGTATGCTGTCATTGTATTCCAGTCTGCTAGTGCATTTTCTCTATTTCTGTCAAAGAAATATTGATTTTGTTGTCTTGTTTTTCTGTTTGTTTTGCCTTGTGCATAGGCGTTTGCGCCTGATGCGGCAATTGTTGCGCCTGCGGCGATTGTTGCTGCTATTGGGAATGGCATTTTTTTTGTTTTTAATTATGAGATAATTTTTTGCTTGATGACTCTTTTTTTAAAGTTTTTATTTATGTAGTCCGCACTTTGCAGGCTTCGTTTGTCCTTTATTTTATAAGTTACTTTTAAGGTGTGGTGTCATCTAGCACTAATACATCTAGGGTGATTAGTGCTTTTTTGTTTTTCTCCCCCATGGGGGGAGACCGGAGACCGCTCCGGTTGTGCCTCGGGCATAAATGCCCTCGTACACGTCCTGAGGCCGTGTTTTTTGGTTTGTTTGTTATTTTGTACATAGTTATGTGTTATTTTATTTGAATTGATTTAAGGGGGGCTACTCGCCCCCCTTTACCCCCTCGGGTTTTTTTAGGATTATTTTTGTGTTTCCATATATTTTTGGAATTTTTCTATTGTTTCCGCTTTTTGTTTTTTGCGGGTTTCTGTTGCTGTTTTTTCTGCTGCCCGTTGGTCAGCTTGTCCTTGTTTTATTTTGGTATAGTCGTGTGATGCTTCTTTGATGATGTCATGTTTTTCTGATAGGTCGAGAGAGTCCCAGTTTCGACCTAATAAGATGTCATCTTGTATATTTGTTTCATGGCCTTCGCCATGGTATTGTGGTGTATACCCACCTCCTAAGGGGAGGCCTTTTGCAAATCTTGCCATGATTTGTGGTATTGTGAGGGATTGGTCAGGAGATGTGAGGGAAGGTAAATTGTTTACTTCTGGTCTGCTTGGTTTTCTATTCCATGGGGTTTGGAATTTTAGGTGGTCTGTCAGAAATGTTTCGATTGTATCTATTTCTGAATCTCCAATAAATGTTTGTGTTTTTTGCTTTGTCATTTTTTATAGTTTTTCGTTGTTTGTAGATTGCAAATGCATACGATTATTTGCGGCTATTGTACGTTGTACAGTTTGTGCTTCGATTTTCGTGTAGTCATTTGCGTTAAAGTATTCTATACTTTCCTTGAATAGAATTTCTTCGAAATGTCCTTTTATGTGTCCACGTTGTTCTGCTGTAAAGACGTGGTCTTTATAATAACGTGGTAGTGATATTTTTTTCCCGTCTTCTAGTGTTGCGTATACTCTGTTTAGGTAGTCCGCTCTGTGCCAGTTTATCATTTGAGGTGTAAGGTAAGTTGAACCGATGCCTTGGGATATGAGGCTGAATTCTTTTTGCCTGTCATCTCTTTTATGTTGTGGAACGGTTTTGCCTTTGCTAATATATTTAAGGCAATATCCGATAGATGCTCCCGTAACTGTGCCGTACCACACATTACCATAGTTCCATGATTTTTCGATGAGTGTATCATCGGTATTAAATAGTATGAGGTGGTAGTGAGGACGTTTGGTCGCTCCGCCATACTCACCCACTGCATAATATCTGAGTTTTGGTAATTTTGCTCCTTTATGGAGTTGTAAAAGTTTTGCGTATTTTTTAGTATGTGCCTTTCGAAGACGCTTGAAGAATAGTTGTAGGTCTCTTTTACTAAGAGTGTAGAGGCCGTTTTCGGATTTACGTGGATAGTGTATACCGTCTTTATCTGTTCCTTTTGCATATGTTAGAGTGATGAATAATGAAGAATAGGCGTTTTTGTCCTCTTGTGTTAATCTGAATGACCAAGCCGAGGTTCTTCGAGCCACACATAGTGCACATTTGCTACATGGCACTTTGTGTTGAATCGAATTTTTGTCTTTTATGGTCATTGGTGTTAGACACATTATAGTGAAGGTGTTCCGAATTTTGGCATCGGTCTTACTGCCTTTACTGAATTGTGAATTTGTACTACTAGTTTGTCTTCTAGTGGGTCTTCGACTGCAAATATTCTAGTAGTTGGGTCTGCTTCTATGAAAGCTTGGTTTAGTTGTGGAGTTGAGGAGAAGAATCTCGCTGCTGTCCAGAAATCTAATGTAGTTCGCATTTGTCCGCATAGGCGGGAATTCATGAATTTATATTCTGCGAACCTAGGAACATATCCGAAGGTATCTATTCCTGTCGAGCCTGCATATGCATATAGTTCCTTATTAAGTATAGGTTGTTCGCCTAAGTTTGCGAATTCTGGGTTGTATATCTCTGTTGGGTCTGCTGTTTTTAGGAAATGTTTGGCAATTCCTTGTGAATAGGCAGTTGTAGGTTGAATGTTCATGATTGTAATA